GATACACATCGAGATGTAGATAAGGGATGCCGCCGAATCTAATATTATTCATTATTTAACTCCTATAAGTGTTCTAAATCAGCTATACGCTTCTTAAGAGCTTCCATATCTTTATCGTACTGAGCTTTAGGAACGTAATTAGCTAAATCTGCATTCTTAGCAAAACTATTGCCTTCGATTTTGTTAACGTAACGACTAGACGCATCGCCAGGTGTTAATGCATATTGAGCTATTTCGGACTTCCTAATAAAGTTACCTAAATCACCCTTATAAGCGAAGGTTTGAGCAGACCAGCCCTTTTGAGCATAGTGATTATTAGCGTCTGTTCTAGACAAATAATTATTTAACTCTGTTTTAAGCGCATATTTAGGGTCACCAATCATAGTAAGGTAATTTCTCAAGTCGACTTTCTTTAAATAAAGATTATCGGCATCTTTTTTAGTAGTGTAAGCAGATAAATCGGCGTTTCCGCCACCACCACCACCAGAACCGGCTGGGCCTGGAGGACCTTGTATACCAGGAGGACCAGCCGGACCGGGATCTCCTTTAGGGCCCTTAAGTTGAGCTAATTGTTGAGGAGTAAAATCACTGAATTTAAATGGATCGCCTTTATCTCCCTTTGGACCAGCAGGACCAGGTTGCCCATCATTACCTTTAGGCCCTTGTGGACCGATAGGGCCAGCCGGACCTACAGGGCCAACTTTACCGTCAGCACCTTTTAAGCCTGGAGTACCTTGTGGACCTTGTTCACCACGTTCACCTTTCGGACCAGGAGGACCTACAGGACCTGGATCACCTTTAACGCCTGGAATACCTTGTGGACCAGTTAAACCAGTATCGCCTTTAGGTCCAATAGGACCCTGTATACCGTCAGCACCTTTAGGACCAGGTAAACCATCGTTACCTCGAGGACCTTGCGGGCCAACTGGACCACGCTCACCAGTATCTCCTTTTGGACCCGATATACCTTGTGGACCCATAGGACCTTGTGGGCCCGGTACAGATGTACCAGCTGTTGTTACTTTAAGAGACTCGAGTTGTTCTTTAGTAAAGTCGTTAAATGTAAAAGGATCGCCTTTATCACCTTTTGGACCAGGTTCACCTTGAGGCCCCTGTAAACCTTGTGGACCTTGCGGACCAGGTAAGCCATCCTTACCTTGCGGGCCCGCTATATATCCAGTACCGATTACGTTAGAGGACGGGATCGTGACATCCACTACCTTCGGTGTGCTAGCTTCAATCGTAATAATTTCTAATTTATTATCCATATAAGTCACCTAGTGCATAGAAACATCTGGAATAAATGTAATAGAACCCATCATGATCTTATAGGTATACGTACTACCAATAAGGAAGATATCGTATTTACCTTGCTTAACGCCTCTCGGGATCTTAAGACTAAGGGCAGATTTAACGTTTAGATAAATGCGATTATCTTGTACGGTACACTCGGCTTCGATTAGAAGGTTATCGCTCGTGTCACGGAATTTACAGATAGCAGTCGCATCGGTAAGATCCATGCCCTTAATTTCGTATACACGAGACCAGTCGGAGCCTAGATACAATGTTTCGTCTTTACGTTTAACTTGTTCCATTATCTAACCTCGTTTAACCGCGATACAGATATAGTTAGCAGTACCTTCCATAAAGTAAGTGTTATTACCACCTTTGTTATACAGTATATTGGAACCGCCAAATGTTCTTGCAAAACCGTCAAAGCCCTTATATAGGGTTCCTACATGAACCTTTCTTCCTTCTCTCCAACATTGAATATTTACCATGTTAGAAGGACCCGACTCATTTACGTCATAGAAAATATTATCAACGTTTGATTGGTCTACGGATAATAGCCATGTACATTCATCTTCTCTAAAGCCATCTGGAATTGGAAGAGTACCACCATGTCTAATATTGCCATAAGTAACACTAATATCGGGAATCGTCATAAAAGGTTTAAATACTGGTTGTCCGTCTTTTCCATACCAGCCAGGTCTATTTCTACAACATAAGTTAGTTTCTCTAGTAGCGGTATAACTACCTAAGTCTAAGTTAGTTCCACCACCGTCACTATCCATTCCGCCGTCAGAAATAGTATGGTATCCTGCTCCATTTTTTCTGTTAATTCTAATATAGGTACTTTTATCTATCTCTAAAGGACCTGTCATTTTATCGCCAGACTTCTTAACATAGCTATTATCTAACTTCATATTAATATCATCGGCTAATTTAGCAGCTGTAACAGATTTATCGGCTAATTTCTCAGTCGTAACATTCTTATCTCTTAGCTTAGGAGTCGTTACACTACCATCTGGATGGTCGATAGGGTTAGCTTCTTTATGCTTTTTAATAGCATCGCTAGTATCGCCGATAGCTTTATCGATTTTATCCCAGTTATTGTTACGAAGGTTTACGTCGTATTTCTCTTGTTCAGCCGGTTTAAGTAAATTTATATTCTTTGTATAGGTAGCCATTATTTAGGTAAAACCTCCTGGTTAAGTACAAAATGAGTAAATTGAGCAAGTTCTTTATGCGTATACCGACTTAAATCGATATGTCGGTTATATAATAAATCGACGTCGTAGATAAGATTCATCGGTATTAAGTCTCGTAATAGCTTAGTTACAGCATCACGTTGTTTCTTAACGCCCAACGATACCTTAAAATGAACGTTATAATTCTTATAATCTTCGACTATACGATAGTTACCAGGGCCACAGATACCGTCGAGTAGTTCTCGTAGCTTAATTTCGGTATAAGGCCGTTGACCGGCTAATGCTAATAAGATATTAAATCTTCTATCGTCGATCGTATCGTCCACAGCCGGAACAATATCTAAGATGGTTTCCCATTGCGTTAAGCCATGAGATTCTGCCGTCATAATAAACTGCTCTCTAAAGATCTCGACCATCGTGTTCCATAAGGCTTGCATCTCGATACTTTCGACTCGGTATATTTCTTGCATTTCGCTAACGCTGCCAGATACTGGTACAGCAAATTCGGATAAATCGATGATACGAGTATAATTATCAAATATAGTCATAATGATTAACCTTTAACCAACGTAACAGTACCGAGCTTAGGAATTTGATTAGGACGTAAATCGAGGCGCTTAACTTTCTGACCGTTAATTTTAATATCGCCTACATCGATTACTTTATCGAGGTCTACAGCTAATGAAGTAACGATAGAAGTACGTACCGTTAAGAATTGAGTCTCGTCTTGAGTCGTCCATTCTTTACGTCGGACTTTCAAGCGTTCTTCGATCTTCTTAGTCAATTCAGTTTGAATCTCGGAAGGTTCATGACCGGCCGCCATAACTACCGGTATTTCGTAGTTAATAACGACTTCTTCGGCTGCTTCGACTGTTACGGTATGACCGATCGGAGCTAAACCATAACCTTTACCTTGATTAGGAGTCGGATCGAAGACATTCTGTACTTCTTTAACCAGTTCCTGGGAGGGCTTATTAAATTCGTTATTAATAATAACGACCTTAACTGTGCCGCCACCATTCCAGCATCGGTAAATTTTAGAACCACCAGTACCGTTAACCGTTAATACTTTTTCTTTATAATCAGCACCATTACCGCCATAAGCTTTAGATTTTAATGCTCGGATATATCTTTCACGGAAAGCTTCTGTTTCTTCTTCGTCTTGGCCGGGTACTAATACTTCTTTAATTTCGGCATTTTGTAAACCCGGGATCGTATTAATCGGAGTGATACGTCCTATACAGTAGTTACCTTTAGCGCCAGGAGTTTCGCATACTAGCTTAAATTCGTTTTTAGATAAATCGATTACGTCGATTACTCGGAAGTTAAGGTCTTCAAAGTTAAACCGAGTACCGATATCGACTGCTCGATCGAATACACCTTTAACTTCGGCTGCTGTAGCTTCACGAGGTATAATATTAAACTCGAGTGCTCTTAACTCTAAGAAAGCTCGGTCAGCTGTTTTAGCATATGTCTGTCTTAAGATAACTTGTGCCATAATATATGCTTCAGCTAACTCAAAAGAAAAAGGAGCCAATGAGTCATATATCATGGATCCTTGTCGTTTATCGTATTTAGTATCGGTTCTGAATAAGGCGTCAGCTAAAATATTCTCGTAAGTTTTATTCTCGTACATATTCAGTTACCTCTTTATATATATCATTAATCGTGCCGTAAATAGTGTCGCACGAGAATACACATAATACGTCGCCACCATTATTCGAGAAATTAAAGTCGTATACTTTATCGATTCTATCGTCAGCTAATAATGCTTCCGTTATACGTCTTTGAATCTCGGCATATACATAAGGGATAGCTTCACCGATTAAATCGTTTAATTCGATGCCATAATCCCAGTCGTATATCAAATATTTGTAGCGTTCTGTATTAATAATTTTAAATATAGCTTGTTTCATAGCTTCAAAGTCGTCACACATACCGTTAAGCTTATAATCGCTTTCGTATCGTACTCTGAAGGTATTAGAAGTCTGTTTTTTTGTAACCAAACTGCTATCAAGTTGGTTATAACTAGACATAGGAGTTAGTGCCATTATTTAGTCGTACACCCCACATTCGGATTGTATACACGATCAAACGCTATATATCGTTGACCGCCTGTTTCTTGGAAGAGCCATACCTTATCACCGACTTTAAGACCGTTATGTACTAAGTACTTCTTACGACCTTTATACTCATGGTTATGGCTAGCAAATTCAGCGTAACTGCCACCACCACTTCGGTTTTCGGTGATATGATCGACACTCATTTCCATCGTCCACTCACACGTATTTTTAGTTAACATGATATGGTCTTCTGGGATAATTAACGTAGAATCGAGTGCTATTTGTAGTGGAGCTTCAGATACGACGACACCGATTAACATAGTAGCCGGTTTCGTATTTTCGACTGCTGTAACGGCCGCCGTCTTAATAATGCTTAGTATTTTATTAAAATCATTGTCCATTATTTAACACCTGTTCTAATAATATGAGTCGGAGCTACACCGTTATGGTAAGCATAGTTAACATCGGAATAGCGAATACAAGATCCTGCTTTAACACTATTGCCGACACAGCCACCAGCACCGTCGGCTATTACGACGTGTTCATCGCCGTCATAAATAAGGATATCGCCAGGGTTAGCAGAACCGGTATAGCTTTCAATAGCATAACCTCGACCACTCATAAACGTCTTAAGACCCGGTACATCTTTAATACCTTGATTATAGGCATCGGCTAAATCGCTATTATAGTAGGAACCACCAGCTGTTGCTCGATCGACACAGCCTACGTCGCCATAAGGAGACACAGTACCGACAACAGAATCCATGCCAGCTTGAACAGCAGCATTCGTAGCGTTACCGGTTGTACCAGTACCTTTAGTAGTACCGCCAGATTTCTTGTTCATAGCTTGGATACGCTTACGAATTTCTTCGTCGCCTCTATCCTCGACCGTAATTTCTGGCTGTTGTTTATCGAAGTAAATAATATCCATATCCATTAAATGCTTATTGTTATTAAACTTATGTGCGACAGCTTGTACATATACTAATTCATTAATGATCTGATCACCGATATTAAAGTTTAACCAGATACCGGAACCAGGTCGTATTTCAGTATGGCCTAAGCAATCTTTTAAGCGTAACGTATGAGTTTTACGTGCTAAAGTATCGAGTAAGTTCTTAGCATACTCGATAGCGTTAGTCTTCTTGTCGTCGGGTTTAAATACCTTTTGAAGTACGCCCCATTTCTGAGTCTCGTTTTTAGCATAAGCTGCACCAGTACGCCAGAATTTCTTAGTCTCCTTACCGTTCTCGGTAGCTTTAGCTTCACGTACGACTAAGACTTGAGTAAAAGTATTTTCGATAGATGAAGTATATTCATAATCACCGATTTGACTAGAATCGATTAAGATATCGGTTACCATATCATTAAGTTCTTTAACGGTAAGTAAACCTTTATCGTCGTAAGCTACAAATACAGGCTTACGTTCTTTCATCTCGGATTCTTTGGCCTTATACTTATCGGATTTAGATAATTCTGCTATTGCCGCCTCTTCGGTATAACCATGATCGGTTAAATACTTAATATCATTCTTCTCATAATACGTACCGTTAGGAGCCAATTTATCAGAATCTGAATCTCGTTTAGGAGGAGCCATCTTAGCGTTTTGAGTTGCATCCCATGTTTTAACTTTATACTTAGGAGATTTAGCTAACTCAGCTAAGGCATCTTCTTGTTTATAACCGTGATCGGTAAGATATTTAATATCGTTTTGCTCATAGTATGTACCGTTAGGCGCCGTAAAGTTACTATCGGTCGATTTCTTTAAAGGCTTCATAACCGGTATCTTAGGCGAGTAAATACTAGTCTGTTTAAGCATATCGAGAATAATATCTTGATACGTTTTACCGTCGTAGATGTATTTAATCTTATGTACGGTCTTACTAATATCGCCTAATTTAATAGCTAGGTCTTCGGCTAAGGCTTTAATTAACTCAGAGGCTGTTTTCGTACCGTCGAATACGTAATAACCTTCAGATTTAAGATAACGACATTGATCGTATGCCGTTACTTCGATGAAGTTATCTTTAGAACGTTTCTTTTCGAAGATATAACCGACAAATACGAGTTCGTTATTCACTTTAAGGTTAACGAGGTCGCCTTCTTCGATATTCAGCACTTTATCTTTAAAGACTTTAAAGCTTAATTTAGCCGGAGCCAGATCAGGGCTACGATCTAACGTAACCCCGTCTTCTGGATCCAGTAAGTACACATCCTTTTGGTTATGCATTACTGTTAACTCGTACCGTACACGAAGAGGAGCATGATTTATTTTTTGAGAATTAAATTCTTCCATGCGTCAGTCCCCTTTCCTTCGTTATACATACTAAGAGCTTGAGTAGCACCTAAATAACAAGGTACTCCAATTTTATTTAACGCGGCGATTTTAAATAAATTATTAGTATCGCCGAATTGTTGTTTAACGACTCTTTGTAGAGTCGCCTTATTAAACCCGTTAGGAGATTTAACTTCTTTAGCTGGTACTTTATCGGTCGGACGTTCTGTCTTAACAGATGCACTAGCAGTACCGTCCTTATTTTCTTCGATCACGAGCTTCTTCGTACCATAATCTCTCCATTGACGGAGTTTGATACTCATATATACATCGAAGCCATAATCGTGATCTTCTTTAGTTTCGAGTTCCTCGATCGTAACTCGTTCCGTTACCATACTTAGCATTTCGCCATTCGGTTTCATACGGACTACGGTAAATTTAACCGGATTACCGGCTAATTTCATACCGTGTATTTTATTAGCGTAGTATTCAGCTTTTTTACTCTTTTCGAGTATGGACTGATTAAACGGATATTTGCTATTCGGTAACAGGATCTCGAAGGAGTATTCAGTCAAACCCATAGGCTTCGGGATCGTTACTTCACCGGTCTGTAATAAGTCGACTGTTTCGTTCTTATTGCTATAAGAAATATCGAGTGATTTAGGCGGGATCGGTATTTGTAAATTATCTAAATAAAAATAATACATTATAAAGCCTCCCCGGTATTACGTAAGAATGCGTTAGATAAACCTTCAGCGAAGTTAGTATTAAATGCATTGAAGTCGACGCTAGAATCGATGTTGTTATTATTAGTCACATTCAAGTGGATAGTACGTTGAGACCAGGACTTAATAGCATCGTTCATAATGCCTTTATGTAACGTATTAATCTCGTCGGCCGTTAATTGGAGTGCTTTAGCAGTTTTTTCCGTATGTTTAGCAGTTTTGCCAGTGTTTTTAGCTGTATCTTTAGCAGCATCGGATACGGCATCTCGTTTAGCGCTTTGATCGCTATTAGAATCGTCGCCGATATTCGGTTGACTCGGATTAAAGATGTTGCTAATCTTGCCGACTAAACCATCGCCAGCATTCTGCCAGTCACTTGCAGTACCTAAAATATTCTTAGAATCTAATTTATAGTCGTCAAATGCACCAGCATCGACTTGTACTTGGAATCTGGAAGCTACGACATTACCGACACCGTCTAATAAGTTCTTAAGGAACGGTACTTGTTTCATAACGCCGAGCATCGCATTAATGCCCTGTACAGCAAATTCGACTAAATTATTCCATAAGCGTTTAAATAAATTTTGTATAGCCTTAGCCGGATTATTAAAGACATCTGAAATAAAGTTAGCAAAGATAATAAAGACGTTCCAGATGTAAGCAATTTGGTTGTAAATAATAGCCCATAATGCACCGAATACACCAGCAATAACACCGACCACCGTATACGTAGTGCCAGCCCATTCGTTATACATATCAATAACGAGATATAAAGCAGCTACGATACCCATAATAGCTAATGCTACCCATGTTGCTGGACAAGCTAACATAGCAGTATTCAATTCCCATTGAGCAATACTAGCCGCAATAGTCGAAGCTGTAGCCACTAACCAGTTAGCAGCATATACAAGAGCTACGGTAGCTAATGCAAATAAAGCACCGTGTACGAACCATGCATTTTCTTGTAGCCAGCCAAATACTTGTTGACCGACTGTTAATACTTGCTTAAATGCATACGATATTTCATTAAATACATTTTTAATAATAGGTGCTATGTACTGAATATTATTTTCTATGCTATCGACAAATTGTCTAAATTCTGGTGAATTAGCTAAGTCATTAACAGCATCGAATAACGGAGCAAATGCATATTCTGCTACTGATTTAATATCGGTAGCCCAGTCAGCGAATGTATGTGGCAATTTACGATATGCTGCTTCAATTTCGTCGGCATTATCGGTCATGGCCTTCTTAATAACTTCGGCTGTAACTTTACCTTCGGACGCTAGTTTCTTTAATTCACCACGAGAAACACCCATAGTTTTAGCTATGATGTTTTCAATCATCGGAGCATTTTCGGCTATGCTACGGAATTCGTCGCCTTGTAGCTGACCAGAAGCTAAACCTTGTGTCAACTGAATCATAGCATTCTTTTTGTTTTCGCCAGTCGTACCACCGATAGCCATTACTTTGTTAATTTTTTCAGCAAAATCTACGGCTTCTTTAGGGTCTGGGAAAGCATCGTGAGCCGATTGTGATAACGTCGCTACTGTTTCAGCCATAGAAGCATATTCAGTACGAGATCTTCGGGCCGATTCATAAATCTCTTTATTTAAAGCTGCTACATTCCCTTGTTCACCGACTATTAAACCGAGTCTGGCTTGAATCGATGAAAATTCTTGTGCCATATCGAATACATGACCGATAGCATCACCGACTTTTTGAATAGCGGCGGCTGCTATATTAGCACCGAGAGAACCTAAGAAAATAGCTTTAAGGTTAGATAAAGATCCATGTGCATTATTGGCCGCATTACCAGTATGTGTTACTTGTTGAGCAAAATTCGACATACTAGACGAAGCACTGCCAGCCGTTTGAGTTATATCTTTTAAGACAGGAGAAACACCGTTATTTAACTTTATCGTGTTAGATAGTGTAGACATATTCTACTCCTGATTTATTTCGTTTTAATTCTTTGGAAATGTGGGCCCGCTCTTTCTCTCTCATAGCTAGGGAAGCAAATATAAAGTTGCGTTCCTGTTCGTCCATAGAGTTTAATTCGAGCGGACGGATATGTAAATCTTGGAGGGCCCTATGGTAGAGATATGCCTCGGGATTCTCCTCTATTAGTTTTTTAGTTCGTCGATATCGTTAGCTTTACTACCAGCCATAACTTCTTGCAATGCAGCTGTTAATACTTGTGTTTCGCCAGGGTATAACATAGCACCTAATAATTCATTAGCGGAGGATACACCATAGGAATCTTGTAGTTCGGCATCGTTAAGAGATGGATATAATACGACAGCTTCGAGAAGTTCAGCGTTAAGATTTTCTTCGTTAACAGTAGACTCTTTCTTCCCGTTTTTAATAACGGTTTTAGTATTACGTTTCGTAATTTCTTCGACTAGTTTAGTGCTAATAGGATGTAGTACCCATTCGATCGGATTACCGTCTTGATCGGTAAAACGTTCAGATACGACTACCTTTACATCGGGTAAAGACTTAGCGTTAGATTTAAAGAATCCGTTTAAGGACATATTTTTGATATCTGCCATAGAGGGTTAATCTCCTTGTATAGAATAATAAGGAGCCATAAGGCCCCTTATCTAAGATTTACGCGGAATTAGGCTTGCATACCGTCTAATTCTTTGAAATTTTCTGGAATTTCAAGACCTTCGAATGTGAAGTCTACGTCTTGTTCCAAATATTTGCCGTCAGCATCGGCCAATGTAAGGTCGAAGTTATCGATGTTAACACCTTTAATAACGACTGTACGAGAACCGGCTGCGGAATCAGAATCTTCGTTAGTAACTTGAAGATCGAAGTATACGTCTTTACCGTGATTCATAAAATCAAGCATAAGTTCTGTGAAAATCGGTGTATTATCGTATACTGTCATGCTACCAGTACCTTTAGCACCAGTAGATTTATTGCCTTTAGTGATACGGCCTAAAATAGCCACTTCTTCTTTAGTCTTATCGACTTTAATAGTGACTTTTTTAGCGTTCAATAACAAACGACGTTTACCGTTGATAGTCATGTAAGCACGGGCTTCGACTGCACGAATAACGTCTTTTGCTAACATAGTTTGAGCTTTATCTGCCATTATTTAACTCCTTTATTTCACGTAGCAAGTAGCGTACAATTTATCCATAGCGACTGTCGGGTTGATTTCGTAGTTAACGACTACAGAACCTTTTTCGTCGCCCTCTGTCGGAATTTGAACATCCTTGGATTCGAATTCTTTAATAGCACGTACTTTAGCATAATCTTCAAATAATTTAACGATATCGTTCCATAATGCAATACGACCATCTTTATCGTTAGGTGTTTTACCTAGGTAGTAATTGTTAAATAATCGAGCTACATCGTATGCGGAGTTATCCAAAACGCGGATAACTTGGTTAAGAGCGAAGTCTTTAGTACGTTCTTTAGAGAATTCAGTAAATGTGTTAACGTCGGACAACAAACGAGTGTTACCTTTAACGTTGCCAGATGCAGAATCTGCTACATTATGGAATACGATTTGGCCGCCTTTAATGAATTGTTCTAATTCGTATTGCTTATATTGAACGTTGAAATTATATTCGCCGTCGTAAATTTTATTAGTCAAAGATTTATTAATAGGACAAGATGCTTCTGCACCAGTTAACCAGTAGACACCAGCACCAGGTTCAGCACCACTATCGTTAACTTTGTTAGCTAAAGAAATAACGCCTTCATAATTAGCACGAGTGTTATTATAAAGAGCGACCTGGAATTTTTGACCTGTCGTTTCACGAGTACGTTTAGCAAATGCGATAAACAAGTTTTGAATTGTTTGATCGGAGCCAGTATAACCTAATACATTGAAATAGAATGGTTCGATCAATTCGATATACTTCTGATAGTCAGATGCTTGTACAGCTGTGCCGTTAGTACCACCAGTAAGGTAAGTAGCTGCTTGTGCTGTAAATGCGGACATTTCATTGAATGTTACATATGCATTATTAACGAGTTCTTTCGGTGTAGAAAGACCAGTTTGTTCGTCGACTTTTTTAACGACATCGTCTGTTTTAAGGTAAGTCGTTACTACGAATTTAGATGCATCGTTAATGTCGGCAGAAATAGCGACAGCGATATCGTTGCCACGTACACCACCACATTTAGCAGTTGCGATCGTAGATTGTGCTTTAACTGCGTCAGAGTTTAAGCGATATAGATATAAAGTTTTAGTATTAATAAAAAGATCGCGTAGACCTTTCATTTTTTCATGTGCGTAATCGTAACCGAAAATCTTAACGGAATCCTTTTGGAATTCTTCTTGTTCGATACGTACGATTTTGCCTGTTTCGCCCCAATCTAAGGAAAGAGCCATTGTAGCATAACCACGATCTACGATTTCGGCAAATGCTTTATTCTTGGAAACGAAATTAATGTATGCGCCTGGCAATGTTTTATTTTGGAATAGCCAGTAACCGCCACCTAATGCCATAGAGTAGTTCTCCTTTGTTATTTAAAATTAATCATTGAATAATTCAACGACGGGTTTATTTAATGTATCTTGTAGTAAAGCTTCAACTTCTTCGATGCTGTATTCACGATCTTCGATTACAGCGGCAATTAAGTCAGCGTATTGTTTAAAGCGATCAGAAGCAATAATAACTTCTGGTGTGAAAGTAGCAGCTGGAGCAGTAGTTGTTTCGTTAGTTTCACTTATCGCATTAGTATCTACTACTTCACTCACTTCGTTCGTTTTCTTTGTTCTTGGCATTATCTGTTACCTCTTGAGTTTGATTTAATGTAAGCATAGGATCTTTATCTAACACTTTTAAGATGTGGTATTCATACGAGACTTTAAAATGTAGTATCCCGTCCG